GGAGCAATGCTCCGAGGAAACTCTTGTGCGTAAGACACACAAGAAAACCTTTCTTTTGAAGGGTTTCCCATAGTCCAAAAGGAAGACTAAGGGTTACCTTCAGGTAATCTTTGGAATTTCTTCCGAAGACTAACTACCGTGGCAGTTGGGTCCCTATAAGCTTTTGCTAACAGGGGTAACCGACTAACGCGTGTGGTAGTCCGAGGAGACTATAGTCTACTGTGGTTTAGGGTTTGCACTATCAATGCACTCCCTTTTCCACAGGAGCTTCTAGCGACTCCTTGGCCTGTCGTCCACTTTCGAGTGAACAGCGAGGTCGGATCGCATTTTCAGGTCCTTTTCTTCCGCTACCAGGACTCTTTTTGAACAGATTGGTTCATAAGAGCCTTTGGTGGGTGAAATGACCCACCTCTCTATTAGATAAACATTAATGAAAAATAATTATTTCTTTTCACTAACAAAATCTTTTAGAGACGGTGTGAAAAACGAACCGATGGTCTCGCTAGGTAATTCTTACGAATTACCAGCACTGGTGTCAAGGGTAGGACGTAGAGTAATTCTAGCCTGCTCCTCTGCACCGGTGAAGAGTACTAAGAGGCTTAACCTTCTTATAAGTTTCACTAAGTTCCTTTTCCGTATGCAAAAGCATCACGGATCGGAGCTTGTGGTGAAATATCTGAAAGCTTCGCTTTTAGCACTCCAAAAAGCAATAAGTAAAGATCGGATAAATTCCTTGCGGGATTTAGAGCCTGATCTTCCGTTACCACGATTGAGTCGTTCTAGACTCCCAAGGATTATTCCTTTAGGAGATCGAAGAGCTATCATGAGTGGGGATGCTTTTACAATAAGATTCTGGTCTTCCTTGTTTTCACTCTATAGAGTAATAAGGATACCTGGAAAATTAAAGTTAAGCACAATAACGGAACCATTTTCTGGTGATATTAATTTTCTTACGTGAGGGTCTGAGAAGCTGGGGGCATATGCCTCGAGCCAATCGTTCCGTTTCGATAAGGATCTTTTATCAAAAGAATATGGTTTACTGCCGTTGGAAACGGCTTCACCTTCGAACAAGGTTTCATGACGGGGTTGACTCTCTGATGTTTCGCATATAATGCGGAATAACTTAGATAAGCCTCTATTGAAATTTCTGGATGGATGTAAGCAAGATAGACTAAAATTAAATTTCAGTTTTATTGCGGAGTCCAAACAGTGGTTGTTCCCTCCAATAGGAGAGTCTGATACCAAAATTTTAGATTATCCGACGTTGGGACAACTGTCGACGAAGGAGGAAGCTGCAGGGAAAATTAGAGTATTTGCTATGGTCGATGTTTGGACGCAATCTGCGTTAAAACCTCTCCATGAAATGCTCTTTAAATTCCTAAAATCATTACCTAATGATGGAACCTTTGATCAAAACTTATCTGTACAGCGATGTATGGAAAAAGTTAAGATTTCTGGGAAGTCATTTGGTTATGATCTGTCAGCGGCAACAGACAGGTTGCCAATTGAGCTACAAGTCTCTCTACTATCATCTCTGATAGGAAAAGAGACGGCCATAGCTTGAAAGGAACTGTTGGTTGGAAGACAATATATCCTTAAAGGTGAAGCACCTTTGAGTTATAAAGTTGGACAACCGATGGGAGCACTGTCTAGTTGAGCAATGCTTGCAGTGACTCATCACTTCATAGTCCAGATTGCTTATCAGCTTTCAAGACCTATAGAGTCAGCGACTCTTGGGCCTAAAAATTGATATTGTAATTATGAACTTCTTGGTGATGATATCATCCTATTTGATGAGGATGTGGCAACTTCATACCTTAACCTTATGGCAGGGTTTGGAGTTACTATTAACAAATCGAAGAGTGTTGTTAGTAATAACGACTCTTTTGAATTTGCTAAAGTATTCTCATCAAAAGGGCAGCATTTAAGCCCAGTTTCTTGGAAGATGTTCATCTCCCAAAATACAATGATGGGTCGAGTAAATATACTCTATCATCTACTGTATAGAAGGACGAGAAAACATCCAATACCTTTTGTGAAGGCTATTGTATGAAGGCGATTGGGTGACCTAGGAAACTATGGTCTTTCCCTTTTAGCTTTCGCTACGATGCTTCTAAAAGAAAAGAAACTGTCGTATGAAGTGCTATTAAAGACACTGATTCTGCCAACTCCAAACTGAAATAGGAAACTAAGCAATTCTCTTAAGGATCTTCCGATTCCTTATATTGAAAAGCTTATAACCTTTTTAGTAAGGGGCGAGGAGATACCAGAGCTAAAAGATGCTAAGAGATTAGCTATCTTTAAAACTGATGTCCCTTGACAGAAAATCGCGCTTTTCAGAGAGATCACTAGAGTAAAAACTCTTTTGAAATCTTCTGAGAGTGTGAAGAAATGTTTGACAGATGATATCCTTTCGGATCTACTTCCGTCATTCCCTGTCTCATTTAAAAATGTGGATATGTTCCAGACTGATTCCTTTTCGGAAAAAGACTGAGGATATTTCATGTTTTATGAGATGGTGAAAATGTGAGTTGAGTTAATTCTTAAAGATTGCTCATTCATTGATGGAATCGATAAGATGGTCCTGAATCTTAGTTTAGATGAGTTAATAGATTTATTAGCTCGTCTTGAAAGAATCCTGGAGATTTCTCAATTACCCGTTAGGGCGAAAGAGAAGATTGAAGGGAAAGCTAAGAATAGGAAAGTAGTTGATTCACCATTGAAGGCTCTTCAATTCCTTAAAAAGGTAAATTGAAAACGGCCTGATTGGACGAAAACAACTTACTTTTAAGTCCTTAGACCATTGTTGCCTAACCCCTTAAAAGGGCATGGACAAAATGGGTTTTGGTTATCGAGAAATCGATGGCCATGTGGCCATTTTGAAAGCTAACTAGTATTTCCTTTCGGTAACGACTAGTTAGAAGTTAGGCACCGTCTTGTAAAAGACAAAAACGGT